AGAGCTACATCAAGGGCTTGAACCAGCTCGGGCTCAAGTTCGAGGAGAGGACGACCCCCTGGGATGGGGCATGTGGTGTTACACACCCTATCCTGTCTGAGGCGGTAGTTCGTTTCCAGAGTCAGGCGATCAGCGAGATCTTCCCCGCCTCGGGTCCGGTCCGGACGAAGATCGTTGGCAAGCTCACGAACGAGAAGACAGAGCAGTCTCACCGGATCGAGAACTATTTGAACTACCTCATCACGGATGTGATGAAGGAGTACCGGCCAGAGACGGAGAAGCTGTTGTTCAGCCTGCCGTTGGCGGGTTCCGCTTTCCGGAAGGTTTACTGGGACCCCAGCCTGGGTCGTCCCTGTGCGATGTTTGTGCCCTCTGAGGACCTTGTCGTCTCCTACGGAGCGTCTTCTCTGGAAACCTGCGAGCGCATCACGCATGTGATGAAGCGAAACAGGAACGATGTCCGCAAGATGCAGGTCGAGGGCTTCTATCGGGACGTTGATTTGGGCGATCCCACCCCGGATGTCAGTGAAATCCAGGAAAAATACGACGATCTCACGGGTGATCGCTCCAGTTACGAGTTCGACGGGCGGTACACGCTGCTCGAAATCCACTCTGACATCGATTTGGCAGGGTTTGAGGACGAGCGGGACGGCGAACAGACGGGAATTGCCCTCCCCTACGTGGTGACCATCGAGTTGGGGTCCCGAAAAGTCCTCTCGGTCCGCCGGAATTGGGCCGAAGATGACGAAGAGCGGCTCCGGCGGATGCACTTCGTCCATTACGAGTACGTTCCGGGCCTGGGATTCTACGGATTTGGCCTAATTCACATGATTGGGGGGCTTGCGAAGTCCGCGACCTCGCTTTTGCGGCAGTTGGTGGACGCCGGAACGCTCAGCAACCTCCCAGGCGGCCTGAAAGCGCGTGGATTGCGGATCCGAGGGGATGACACACCGATTTCACCCGGAGAGTTCCGAGATGTGGACGTTCCAAGCGGTGCAATCCGGGACAACATCACGTTTTTGCCGTACAAGGAGCCCTCAAGCGTCCTGTACCAGCTCTTGGGCAATATCGTGGAGGAGGGGAGGCGTTTCGCCTCTCTGACCGACGTACAGATCAGCGATATGAACCAGGAGGCTCCTGTGGGCACGACTTTGGCCCTCATGGAGCGTTCAATGAAGGTCATGGCGGCGATTCAGGCCCGCCTTCACGCGGCGATGAAGACCGAATTCGGGATTTTGACTGGAATTGTGAGGGATAATGCCCCCCACGAGTACCCGTATGACCTCTCCGGCAAGGAGTCGATGCAGGAAGAGGACTTCGATGATCGTGTTGATGTAATCCCGGTTTCGGACCCGAACTCCGCCACGATGGCGCAAAGGATCATGCAGTACCAGGCAGCACTACAGCTCGCTGGTACCGCGCCGGAGATGTACAACCTGCCCCAGCTGCATCGGCAGATGCTGGATGTTCTGGGCATTCAGGACGCAGACAAGATCATCCCGCTGGAGGAAGAGATTCCGGTTACAGACCCTGTCGGTGAGAACATGAAGCTCTTGAACAACGAGCCCGTAAAGGCGTTCATGTGGCAGGATCACCGCGCCCATATCGAGAGCCACATGGCGGCGATCCAGGATCCCAAGATCATGGAGTTGGTTGGGAAGTCCCCGATGGCACAGTCGATTCAGGCTGCTGCCGCGGCCCACATCACAGAGCATGTTGCGTTCGAGTATCGCAAGGAGATCGAGCAGCAGATGGGTGCCCCGCTTCCGCCGCCGGAAGAGCCGTTGCCCGAGGATGTCGAGGTAGAGCTTTCCAAGCTGGTAGCCGAGGCTTCCGGCAGGCTTCTCCAGAAGAACAAGGCGGAGAAGTCGGAGGAGGAGGCCGAGGAGCAGGCGAAAGACCCGATCATCCAGATGCGGCAGAAGGAGCTTGAGATCCGCGAGGCGGAGACGATGGCGAGCATCGAGGAGAAGAGGGCCCGCCTGGCGCTGGATCAGGAGAAGATCGAGTCCCAGGAAAGGATTGCGGGCGCAAAGATCGGTGCCGACATCACGTCTGACATGATGGAGATTTCCGGCAGAGAGAAGGATCAGGCTTCCCGCTCCCAGGTGGAGGGGGCGAAGATTGGTGCGAAGCTCGCCGAGGTCCTGATGGGCCAAGATGACAGAGATTCCAAAGAGCGCATCGAGGGGGCGAAGGTAGGTGCCAAGCTCATGGATACGCTCGCAAAGAGCAGAAAAGATCAACCCAAGGAGGAGTAGTGCCGGTGGACGAATTGTTTTTGGATCGTCTAAGCGAGCTGAAAACGCAGCACATTGAACACATCGTCAACGGCGGTGTGGAGTCTTATGACGAATACCGGCACCTTTGTGGTGTGTTGAAAGGTTTGAGCATTGCCGAGAGGGAGTACAAAGAACTCCTCACCAAGGTGGATGTTTGATACAGGGCCAGGTGGCCAACGGGGAACAACGGCGTCCGTAACTGCCGTTTGCGATTGAGGAAGAAATGACTGAAGCCATTCAGTACAGCGACGAAAAGCCTCGCAACGCCCAGGTCCTTCCTGAGCCGAGCGGTTACCGGCTGCTTATCGCTTTGCCTGAAGTAGAGGAGCAGACAGAGGGTGGCCTTTACATTCCCGATGAACGCCGAGTCGCTGAGTCGGTTGCAAGCATTGTTGGGTATGTAATGAAAATGGGTCCAGATGCCTACGCGGACGAAAAGAGATTCCCGAACGGCCCTTGGTGTAAAGAGGGTGACTGGGTAGTCATGCGCGCCTATTCGGGCACGCGGGTACGCATCCACGGGAAGGAATTTCGCCTCATCAATGATGATTCCGTCGAAGCGGTGGTAGAAGACCCGAGAGGGGTGGTACGAGCATGAGCGAGCCTCTTAGCGACCTGATTGGAAACGAAATGGCTGAGCCTGTAGAGGTTCTTGAGTCCGAAGACGAGGTTGTTGTCGATGTACTCGATGACAGGCCGGAAGAGGACCAGAGGAACTACAGGGATCCTGAGGCTGGAGAGTTCGATCCTGACGAGGAGATTGCGGACGTAAGCCAGCGAGCAAAGAAGAGGATCAAGAAGCTACGGTACGAGTACCATGAGGAGCGGCGGAACAAAGAGTCCGCCGACAGGATGCGTGAAGAAGCAGTTCGCTTCGCCGAGGGTCTCGCGAAAGAGAACCGAGACCTGAAGGAGCTGCTTCATCGAGGAGAGAAGGTCCTTCTCACCGAGATCAAGTCTCGCGCAGACGCCGACATGGACAAGGCGAGGGAAGCATACAAGACAGCGTATGACGCCGGGGATACAGACGCCCTGGTTGCCGCGCAGGAGATGCTGACACGGTCTCAGTACGAAAGTGAGATCGCGTCAAGGACTCCTCCCGCGGTCCCCCCGCCCCCGCAGGCCCCGCCTGCCGTGCCGCAGAGCCAGCCGCTCGATCCGAAGCTACAGGATTGGCTTCAGAAGAATGATTGGTTTGGGCAGGACCAGGAATTGACATCCTTTGCTTACGGGGTTCACGAGAAGCTCGTAGCTCAGGATCGTGTCGATCCGAGATCTGATGAATACTACTCGCGGCTTGACGGCAGGCTGCGACAAGTGTTCCCGGAAAAGTTCGGTGGCGGAATGGGCCAGGAGGAGCCTTCTGCGAGCCCCCGGACGAATACGGTGGTAGCCCCGGCGGGAAGGTCGTCGGGCAAGCCCCGCAAAGTGCAGTTGACCTCCACCCAGGTCGCTCTCGCGAAACGCCTGGGTATTACACCTGAACAGTACGCCAAACAACTCCTGAAGGAGTATTCAAGTGGCTGATTCGCGCAAAAGTGGTGAAGACGATCTGGATCTTGAGGTGACGCCCCGAGACCGGAAAGTGGAAACCCGTGAAAACGCAGAGCGGGATACGCCCTGGAAACAGGCACCGCTTATTCCCAATCCAGACCGGAGACCCGGAATGGAGCACCGTTACGTAAGGGCATCGATGCGGGGCGAGGAGGACAACATCAATGTCTCTCAGGCACTGAGGGATGGATGGGAGCCCGTTCTCGCAGCTGACTACCCCGAGCTTCAGATCATTTCTGATCGGAACAGTCAGTACCCGGACAACGTCCTGATCGGTGGACTCTTGCTTTGCTCACGGCCGAGCGAGATTGGGGATAAGGTTCGCGACCATGCGAACAAGGAGTCTATGTCCCAGATGGAGGCGGTGGACCGCAACTACTTCAGAGAGCAGGATTCGCGTATGCCGATGCTCCGACCGGAGCGGAAGACGCGGATCACGTTTGGCGATGACGGTTAGTAGAAGGTCTACTGACGGCTATCGCCCGACCTTTTAGGAGATAGCCAAATGGCTTACGGATTCAGGCCCGTACAGATGGGCGGTTCCGGATACAATACTGGGGGGTTTGTAAAGCTCCCTATCGAGGACGACCTTGTAGGTACTGCTATCTACAATGGCGGCCCGGTTGCGTACACGGTTGCAGCCGCGACGGCAGACACGGGTATCAGTGCTAACGACACTCCGCTCGATGATGATTTGTCGATTGGGATTCTTGTTGGTGCGACTTGGGTTAATGCCGACAATGAGCAGAAGTGGGGACAGTATTACGACGGCAACGCAACGAACAAGACTGGTAAGGCTTTTGGTTTCGTTGCACCGCTAGCGGATACTGTTTTCCAGGTTCAGGGCAGTGCTGCTTGGGATCGAAAGTACATTGGTTGGGAGTGCTTGGTGTCTGGTTCTGGCGGTTCTACCGCGACCGGGAACTCTAGCATTTCTCTGACCCTCGGTACTAGCGATGCTACCAAAGCTGTCATTGTTCCGATTGGTGTTCTTGAGAACGGAAACGAGACAACTTCAACCCCGGATGTGCTTGTTCGGTTTACCGCCATCGGTATTCAGACCAAGCCGCTGATCTAGGAAAGGAGGTAAATCATGGCTATTTCACGAGCGCAAATGATGAAGGAACTCCTTCCCGGGCTGAACGCCTTGTTTGGGTTGGAGTATTCGTCCTACGAGGACGAGCACAAGGAAATCTACGAGACGGAATCCTCGGAAAGGGCTTTCGAGGAAGAGGTCAAGCTGTCCGGCTTCGGTGCGGCACCTGTGAAGTCTGAGGGGTCTGCGATCACGTATGACACCGCTCAGGAGCACTTCACGGCTCGCTACACCCACGAGACGGTCGGCATGGGCTTCGCCATCACGGAAGAGGCTGTCGAGGACAACCTCTACGACTCCGTGTCGGCGCGGTACACGAAGGCCCTCGCGCGAGCGATGGCGCACACGAAGCAGGTCAAGGCGGCGTTCCCCCTGAACAACGCCTACACCAGCGCGAATTTCACCGCTGGTGATGGCGCGCAGCTGTGTGCTGCGGACGAGGTTAGTGCCTCTGACGAGCACACGACGATCGATGGCACTCGCCTGGACAATCGTCTCGCCACTGCTTCGGACCTCAACGAAACCTCCCTGGAGCAGGCAGTGATTGACATCGCCGCCTTCACGGATGACCGTGGCCTGATCATCGCTGCGCGCCCGCGCAAGCTGATCGTGGCTCCTTACAACCAGTTCGTTGCAACGCGGATTCTCGACACCGAGCTTCGGCCCGGCACCGCGGACAACGACATCAACGCCATGCGGACGAACGGATCGATTCCCGAGGGGTACTCGGTGAATCACTTCCTCACGACGACGAACAAGAAGTTCTGGTTCGTGATGACCGACGTTCCGAATGGCATGAAGCACTTCCAGCGCACGCCGCTCCAGACGGGCATGGATGGTGACTTCGATACCGGGAATGTTCGCTACAAGGCACGGGAGCGGTACAGCTTCGGCGTCAGCGACTTCCTTGGCATCTTCGGGAGTGGAAGCGTCACGTAATCGCTTCCCTTGGGGCGTCCCTGGATGTGGGGGCAGACGGGGACGCCCCAATTTTCGGGTGAGATAAAGAGGGTTGACATGCCTGACAAGAAGAAGAAGAAGAGCTTTGCTGATCATCAGCCAGAGGGCAGCCTCAAGGGTACGTTCTTTGATTACATTCCTGATGCTTATCAAGTATCAGATTGGCTGAAGTCAACACTCGCGAGCGACGGTCCCAACAAGAAGATTGATGGTGCATCCAAAAAGGGAAAGACCAGGGGCCAGAAGTAAGACATCGGAGCCAACCAGGCTCACAATTCAACCAAACCTGACAGACTTAAAAAGACAGCACGCGGACTGTCAGGGTAGATGCGTGCATCGAGGTATATGAGATGGGTACACGGACAACTTTTCAAGGCAAGGTGCGATCCTATGGCGGTCGCGATCCCCGAAATGAGGTCACTCCGGGGGTTTCTGTTCTGTCGGTAATTGTTTCTTGCGATCCGACACAGACCGATGCGACTGATGCGGCGGCGAAAATGCGAATTGGGACAAGCGCGACATCGGGTGAGTTTTTTGTTCTCCCGAAGGGAGCGGTTCCGCATAGCGTAACGACAATCAACGCATCTACTGGCGGAACGAACCCCACGGTAGACATCGGATCTAGCGACGATTCCGATGGAATCTTTAATGAGGTGGATTGCGATACGAAGGGATCGATCCAGGGCGGTGGTGGGGCGCTAGTAGTTCCCGGTGGCCTTGCTTCAGACACCACGGTTACGGCGATTGCTGGATCTAGTGCCGCCACGGGTGGTACGTCTTCTTTCGTAATCACATACACTGTGACAGATGATGGAACCTCCGGGACCACGCCTGACGGCGGGTATGCGTAATCCACTTGGGGGCACCTTCGGGTGCCCCCTTCTTTTGGAGGGGAGATAGCCCGTGCCTATCACCTACACACAAGCGGTTTACAAAGACAGCATTAGTGACACCGCCACCGAGGTCTTGGGCCATTCATGCTCTTTCCTTGGGGTAATTGTCACGCCCACCGTAAGCCCTGACGGGGATGCCATTGTCACGTTCAGGGATGGTGGTGCCAGTGGTAATATTATTTTCAAAACGAATCTCGGGGATGCTCAAGCAGACGATAGCCAAAGTGGTATTTTGTGGTCCCCGATCCCCGGTATGGGGATACGGATCGATACCAGTCTTTGGGTAGAGAGCACTATGAACACTGGCGGCGGAGCACTGACCCGTATAGCCGCTGTTACGGTTTTCTACCAGTAGCTTCCGTGAATAATTACTCACTCTACAACAACCATGACTCGCATGTTAAAAATGTGTTTCATGATTTTGAGCCCGCTGGGGGTGGCGGTGTCGCCCCTGTCAAAATGGAGTTGGTTTCGCGTGGTTGTTCGTTGAATCTCGTTCACTTGCTCCCTTTTATTCATGGCAACGATGCAGTAGCCCACTTCTACGACGGCGATCCGGACGATTCCGGGAACACTCCGAAATTGACTATAAATCTTGGTCGCCAATCGAATAAACATGGAGGTAGCTTTCATGCTTCGGGCGCGAAAAGGGTGTACCCAATACCGGGGATGGGGATCAGGTTTGAAAAAAGTGTTTGGATAAAATTTGCCAGAAACAACGGTTATGAAACGGTCGGTTCCGTGAGCCTGTCTTACACTTGACATGGAATACGTAACCCCGACCGCATTCTGGAGCACGGTAAGTATTATTGCGGCAGCGATTGG